GCGGGTCTCTGGCAATGCGCGGGTCTATGGCGATGCGTGGGTCTATGGCGATGCGTGGGTCTCTGGCGATGCGTGGGTCTATGGCGATGCGCGGGTATCATCCTTAGAGGCTATCTGTATGTTCTCTGGTTTTGGCTCGACCTATCGAACAACCACGGCGTACATCGATAAAAGCGGTAGAATCAAAGTCTCTTGCGGATGCTTTTTTGGCACTCTCGACGAATTTCGGGATAAAGTGGTTGAAACTCATGGGGATAGTAGCCGTCATGGAAAGCTGTATTTAGGCATGGCAAACATGATCGAGTATCGACTGTCCGAGGATGTAGATGCTAAATGACATCGGCACTACATAAGACGTTTGTACTGAGAGACAAAGGGTGCGCCCAAGTGTTATGGGCGTTCCTGCGGGCCAATTGGCAGGCTATGGCCGCAGCAGGCAAGCCCCTTGCCGTGACGGTCTCAGAGTACAAGACAAGACGGAGCATTGAGCAAAATAAACGCTATTGGGATTTGCTTGGAGAGATCGCCACAGGCGCATGGTTAGACGGTCGGCAGTTTGGCCGTGAGGCATGGCATGAGTATTTCAAGGGTTTGTTTATTGGCTTTGAGGATGTACCGGGGGGCAGGCAGGTTGCCATGTCGACCACACGCCTCTCGGTCTCAGAGTTTGCAGACTACATGACAAGAGTCGAAGCTTTCGCAGCGCAGGAGCTAGGAGTGACGTATGACATTAAGTGACTTTTTACGCAAGTACAACAAGTGGCGGCGAGGCGACGAACGTATTAAGCAGCCAAACCCAACACAGCTAGGCAAGATGATTGATGCGGCAGCAAACCGGCTTGATGTGCTTGAGGACGTGGCCAGCAAGGCGCAAGACGTGATTAAAGCGTTTGAGCTGCTTGGCAAGGCCAGAGGCATCACAGAGGATCGCCAAGCCCGCCTAGAGTGCGAGGGTACGATGCTGGCGTTAAAAGAGGCGCTTAAAAAGATCGAGCGGAGCGAAAAATGAGCCAGCCTACACACAAGATCACGTTTGCCATTGTCGGCAAATACCCGCACGGAGCCACACAAGAGGCGACCGTATCAATCAGCGGTAACGGCGACCTAGACCACATGGTCGAAGCGTTTAAAACTGCCCTAGTTGCTTGTGGCTATGCCCTAGAATCATTTATGGATGCCGTTTTAGCGGCAATTGAAGAGGATTAAACAAAATGCAATACACCCACCGGATTACACAGATCACAGTTTGCCCTGAAGGTAAAAAGACTTTCGACGAACTATCTACCGTCGTAGAGATTGGCGATAACGGGTCAGGCGAGTTTGTACAGGTCAATCAAAATGACGGAGAGGCAAGCAGGATAAGGATTGATAAGTCCGAGTGGCCAGCTTTGCGTGACGCCATCGACAGAATGATTGCGGAGTGCCGAGAGTGAGCGATACAATTTTAGACTTTGTAAAAAAACTAAAAACTCGCCTTGCTGAAAAAAAGAGTAATTATGTTGTGCATCATTCGATGCTTGGCGATACGGAAACCGGGTTTTATTCGGAAGACGATTTCAGCTTTGAAAAGTTGATTAAAGAAATTGACGAATTTTCAACAGAGTTTCAAGGCAAGCGGCCAAAATGAATAATAAAAAGCAAAGCACACAGCGCGATGCACAGCTAAACGCTCTTCGCCAGCGAGAGCTAAAGGCAAGGCGGGCAAGCCAAGGGCTTTACAAGGTCAATGGCTTGTTTGCCCCAAAAGAGCATCACAAAGCCATTAAAGAGTTTGCGGCCAGCCTGCAAAACTCTACAAGCCGGAGTAGAGCATGAGCTGGGCAGAAACTGTTGGGTTCTGTACGGCTGCGATAGACATCGGCGGGAAAAAGAAAATTATTGACAAACCAAAGAATATGTAATAAAAACACTCTGAGGGCGTCGCTCGCCCATAGAAAACAGAATCCTACTAATCTTTAGGTAGATTAGTACATAACCCGCCCTGAGAAATCACGGCGGGTTTTTATTTTTGCGCAAACGGAGCGCGATTTGTCCGTGAGGAGTAAATGCCGTGAATGCAAGGCAAGCAGTAAGAGATGCAGAGCCAAGCCCGCACTTTGCAAAGCCGCCATATAAGGCTGAGCTGCTAGGTGGCCCCTATGAGTGGGCTGGCGTCGTGAATGCTAATGGCGTCAATGTGCTTAATTTTCGAAGCAAGCCCGGAGCGGTTGTGTCAAGTATCAAGACATGCACGCTAATTGCTCGGCGCTGGAATCGTGCAGCATCTCAAAGCCAGCCAAGCACGGCATCTATTGTAGATAGGGGCTGACTATGGCTAAAGGCATAAAGACGGGTGGGCGCTCATCAGGCACCCCTAACAAGGTCAATGCCGAGTTTCGGCAAACGGTGACTGCGCTGCTAGAGAACAACGCGGCAAACGTCAATGTGTGGCTACAGCAAGTGGCAAACGGTCACGGCGACACAAAGCCTGATCCGGCCAAAGCATTAGGCTTGCTTGCTCAGCTGGCTGAGTTCGCGGCACCGAAGCTAAGCAGGACTGAGGTGCGCGGGGCTAACGAGGACGGATCGCACACTCTAAGGCATAAGATTGAGATTGTCCCCGTTAAGCCAAAATGATAAGCGGGGAGATTGAGCTACCGCAGAAGATCGCGGAGATATTCGAGGCCCCTAGAGGGTCTTATGATTATCGTTATGCTTATGGTGGGCGCGCATCTGGCAAGTCTGCATCCTTTGCGACGATGGCGGCTGTATGGGGATACGCAGAAAGCTTGCGTATCCTATGTTGTCGAGAGTTGCAAGTATCAATTCGTGAAAGCTTTTATGCCGAGGTTAAGCGGGCAATTGAACGCTATGACTGGCTGGCTGCTGCATACGATATTGGCGAGAACTACATAAGGTGCCGGCATAACGATACGGAGTTCATCTTCCGTGGTATGCGCCACAACACAAACGCGATTAAGTCGATGTCTAACATTGGTCTTGCGATTGTCGAAGAGGCGGAAGACGTCCCCGATTCGAGTTGGGAAGATTTAACCGGCACTATCCGGGAACCGGACGCAGAAATTTGGGTGATTTGGAACCCTAAAACAGAGGGCAGCCCGGTAGATAATCGGTTTAGAAAGTCTCCCCCGCCTAGATCAATTGGTGTCGAAGTTAATTATGACGACAATCCATGGTTTTCTGAGCGGTCGCGCCGTGAAATGGAGTATGACCGGTCGAGAGACTTAGATAAGTACGCATGGAAGTGGATGGGGAAATACCTGCAAAGGTCAGAGGCGAGGGTATTCAGGAATTGGCGCATTGAAGAGATTGAGCCGCCGCCGGGAACGGTATTCCGGCTAGGCGCAGACTGGGGATTCAGTGTTGATCCCTCAGTTCTAGTGCGATGCTGGGTAGAGGGTAATAACCTCTACGTAGATTATGAGGCGTACATGGTGGGCTGCGAGATCGTAAATCTCCCAGCCCTTTTTTTATCCGTGCCAGACGCCGAAAAGTGGCCGATTGTTGCTGACTCCGCGAGGCCGGAGACGATCAGCCACATGCAGCGAAACGGATTCCCAAAGATTTTCCCGGCTATCAAAGGGGCTAAATCGCTGGAAGAGGGTGTCGAGTTTCTGAAGTCATTCGATATTGTCGTACATCCACGCTGCAAGCATTTAATCGACGAGCTGACCTTGTACAGCTACAAGATTGACAAGGATACGGACAAAGTTTTACCAATCCTGCAAGACAAAGACAACCACATCATTGATGCGCTGAGATACGCATGCGAGGGCTTGCGTCGTGCATCAAAACCAAGAGTTGCTAAACGATCAATTCAACGGCCAGTTGGCCCTAATAAATGGATGGCTTAATGGACAAGAAAAACGATGACATTCTGACGGAGGCAAAAGAACGCTTCCAGAAGTGTCAAGACTTCTGGTCGCCCATTTATAACGACTGCCTAGAGGATTTACGTTTCAGCCTTGGCAATCAGTGGGACGACGAAACAAGACGAGGCAGAGAAAACGATCCGGATGGGGCTAGGCCATGTCTGACAGTCGATAAATTGGAACAATACGTTCGTCAGGTAACAAATGACGCACGACAAAACAAGCCGGCACCAAAAGCACGACCGATACATGATAGTGACGAAGACGTGGCCGAGTTGGTGTCTGGCTTGTTCCGGCATATTGCCAATAATTCACGCGCAGATATTGCTTACGATACAGCCACAGAGTTTGCCGTCCGTTCTGGCTTTGGCTGGATTCGCGTCTGTACCGATTACGCAGACCAAGAGAGTTTTGAGCAAGAAATTCTTGTCAAGGCAGTTCGCAATCCGTTTAGCGTTTATATCGACCCTGATTTTCAGTCGATCAACGGGTCGGATTCTGAATATGCTTTTGTGTTTGACAATCTCCCCAGAAAGACCTTCGAGCGCCAATACCCTGACGCCGAGACCGTATCGTTTGAAGACCCTGATCTAGTTGCTCAGGGATGGTCGTCTGAAGAGCATGTTCGGGTCGCCGAATACTGGTCTGTTGAGTATGACGTAACCACGATTGACCCGCCAGAAGGATCAAATGCGCAGCCCCGCAAGGTTTACAAGAAGCGGGTGATGTGGCGCAAGATCACAGCATCAGAAGTGCTCGATGAGCGCGAGTGGCCTTGTCAATACATTGGCGTCATCCCTGTTTGGGGGCGCGTGATTGATGAGGCTGGCGTGTTGCGCGTACGGTCTTTGATCCACCCAGCCATTGATGCGCAGCGCATGTACAACTACGCCGCATCGAGTGCTGTTGAGCGTGTATCGCTTGCCCCTAAGGCCAAGTATCTGGCATCTGCCGAGGCTATTGAAGGCCATGAGGACAAGTGGGGACGCGCTCACATCAGCAATGACCCGGTGCTGACTTGGAATCACACGATTGATGGCCAGCCCATCCCGGCTCCGCAGTACATGGGCGGGGCGGAAGTGCCTAGCGGGTGGGTCAATCTCATGCAGGCGCACGAGCATGACATCCAAGCTGCTCTGGGTATGTACAACGCATCGCTAGGCGCTCCCAGTAACGAAAAGTCGGGCAAGGCAATCCTTGCTAGACAGCGTGAGGCCGACACATCCACGTTTGATTTTATCGACAACCTCTCCCGTGCCATTGAGCAAACGTGGCGTGTTGTGCTCGGGCTGCTTCCGGCTATCTACGATACGCCGCGAGTCTTGCGCATTGTTGGCGAGGACGGATCAGGAGAGACCGCAACACTTGACCCGCGCCTAGAAAAGCCTGTGATTGAGCAGCCAGACCCTATAACAGGGGCAATGCAGAAGCTGTTTAACCCGTTTATCGGCAAGTATGACGTCGAGGTGACGGTCGGCCCTGCTTACGCAACCAAGCGCCAAGAGACGGCGGAGTGGCTGACGCAAGTCACCCAAGGCAATCCGCAGATGTTGCAGCTTGTTGGCGACTTGATGTTTAAAGCATTAGACATGCCGATGGCCGATGAGGTAGCCAAGCGATTTAAAGCCATGCTCCCGCCGCAGATTCAGCAGGCCGAATCAAAAGATGCTGGAGAGCAAATCCCGCCCGCAGTGCAAATGCAAATGCAGCAGATGCAACAAGGCTTGCAGCAGTCAATGCAGATCATCCAAAAACTACAGGCAGACCTACAGCAAGCCAAGGGCGAAGAGGACGTGACCCGCGCTGACTACATGCTCAAGGCTCAAAGCGCCAAGCTCGAACAGATGCAAGTGCAGATTAAGCAGGCCGAGCTAGAGCTGAAAGCAAAAGAAATCGCCGTGAAAGAGTACGAAGCCGAGACAGAGCGCCTGCAATTGATCTCACCCGCTGATGATAAAGGCGCGCAAGAAGAGATCGAAGCGCAAAAGGACGCGATGCAATTGCAAGTGCTTGCGCAAATCGCTGACACCCTATCGAAAACATCGGCGGCGCTGTCTTTCCTGATGACAAAGCCGCATGAGGCTGACGATATGGAGTCTTACCCGCCAGAAGCCGGTGAGATGAGAGATGGCGACTAGAGAGGATGACGATAGGCAGATTGTGATTGATCGGAAGGTATCAATCACATGGCTTGCCGGTATTGTTCTTGTTGGCATGGGGTGGGGTGTTTCTCAATACTACGGTTATCAAGAATTTGCCAGAACCACGTCTGCCGCAATGGCTGAAAACACTTTAGCTCTTAAAGAGATTATCCGCGAAATGAGAGAAAAAGATTTAAGAGATCAGATTCGAGACGTAAAGCTAGCCGAGCACGATATTCGTATCTCAGATCATCAGCGGGCAATCGAGAAAATTATTAGCCGTTAAAAAGGGGTTTTAAATGTCTTCAGGATTAAATGGAGCAATCGCAAAAACGCTAGAGAATACAACGCCGGTCGTTTTTTCTCTCTTTGATAATTCCTGCACCGCGCCGATCACTGCGACGCTGAAATCTAGCTACGCAAGCCGCTTGGTTGAGTTCTCAACAGATGGCGGTGTCGAATACTTTACGCCTTCATACGATTACACGAGCGCGACGATGATTGTTGTTAGCTCGGTTGTGCCAATTACTCACATTCGCTTTACCGGCCAAGCCAATGACTACTATCTTGTAAAGGGGGCTTGATATGTTCCCGAGAAAAGAAAAGCTAGTCCGCTCACTTGTCGGCGCTGAGAAGATTTGGTCTCCTTCACCGTACCCTGCCGGAACGACCAACGTAACAATCGTCAATCAGATCCCAGTCCCAACAAGTGGCGTGACGGGCTTCAAGCTGATCTACGAAAACCCCACGACGACCGCTAGTACTCTCACTACAAGCAAATGGGCAACTACAACGTCTGACGCCGATAACGGCTCTAGCCTGACTTGGACTTCCACGACGTTTTCTGGCGCAACGTCTATTGCATTGCCGGTGACTGTTGGTACTGCCCCGAATAATGTCAATAGTCCGATTGTTAGCGATCATATTTCAAAATACATTGCTAGCGGCTATCTGCAAGTGCGCAGCTACTTTTCAGGCTCTGGATGTGCTTTAAACCCGGCGGCGGGTGAATTGGCGGCTTTTGCATCTGCGACTTCTCGCACGTTTAAAACAGGCTTTGCGGCTGGTGCCGTGACGGATGTAACGGGCATGACGCTGACAAGCGGCCAGTTGATTGTCCCGTCTGGTGTGCTATGGACGTTTGGCCGATCTGCCGTGACACTGGCATGTTCCGGCGGCTCTACGCTTCGCGGCCAAGGCACAACGGCAAACGCCATGGGCATGGTTTATCGCGCAGCGGCATTGCTGACCAATAGCACCGTTGCGGTGACACCGTACGTGCAGGCAGTGAGTGGGCAAGGCTCTCAGACGAGTATGGATCAGATCGTAAAACTTGTCGACGCAGTCCGTCCGAATTACCTAGTACTGCTTCCCGGGTCGGGGAATGATAGCGACTTGACCTCTGCCGGATTTGAGCAAATGAAGGGGCGGTTTGCGCAGTCTCTTGATTACTGCCGCAGAAATGGCGTGACACCGATTGCCGGAACGCTGATGCCCAGCTCTTCGCTGACTGCTCCACAAGAGGCTTTGCGAGTCGCTCAGAACTCTTGGCTTCGGTCGCTTGGCGGTGTGCTGGTAGCTGATATTGCCGCCGTTGTCGAGAACCCGGCAAACCAAGCCCAAATTCTCCCCGCTTATGACTCCGGGGACGGTACTCACCTGAACGACGCTGGCGCTGCCGCGACTGCTGCGGCTATTGCTGGCGCGGTGTCTCAATCGCTTTACTGAGTTGTATCTAGCAACACCCTAACGGGCGGGTCTGCCCGGTTACTCTAATGAGAGATAAATCAATGGAAAACATCCCAGAAGTCGAGGGAGGCAAAGTCGCGCCGGTAGAAAACGTGACGAGCCAACCGACTGAGCCTAATACGCCTGAAACACAAGAGGCGGAACAGAAAGAAGTGAAGCAAGAGGAGAGAGAGGACGCGCCGCTACCCAAGGGGGTGCAGCGAAGAATCGACCGACTCACTAAACAGAAGTATGAATTGCAAGGGCGGCTTGAGGCACTAGAGCGGCAAATGCAACCACCGGCGCAGTCACAGCCGCAAAACGTGACGAGCAAGCCTCAGCGCTACGAATATGCCTCAGACGAGGATTTTGTCGAAGCGATGACGGATTACAAGCTGCAACAAGTGCAGCGGCAACACATGACACAGCAGCAGCTAGCCCAACAAGAGCGAGCGCGATCACAAATGCAACAAGAGTTTTCGCGCAAGGCAATTGAAGCGGCGAAGGCTTACCCGGACTTTATCGAAGCGATTGAAGAAGCAGATGCGCAAGTTGCGCCGCATGTCGAGGCTGCCATTTATGCCAGCGACAAGAGCGCAGACATTGCCTATTTCTTTGCAAAAAACCCTGACGAATTGGAGCGCATCAACGCTCTTCATCCAGTCAAGGCCGCAATGGAAATTGCCCGAATCGAAGCGAAGGTAACGCGCCCTACGAAACAAACAAGCAGCGCCCCACCGCCGATTAACCCGGTCGGCTCTAGGGCTGCTGTGAATAAAGACCCTTCCCAAATGACTGACCGCGAGTTCTCCGAATGGCGCAAGCGTCAGATCAAAGCACGTTCTTAACTTTCAAAAGGAAATAAATCATGTCTAATAGTCTTGTTACCATTGATATGGTGACGCGTGAAGCTTTGCGCATCGCCCACGAAAAAACCCAATTCATCAACACCACCGACCGCCAATACGACGATTCATACGCTAAGACCGGTGCCAAGATCGGCGCTGCTCTGCGTGTTCGCAAGCCTAACCAGTACCTACGTACCCAAGGCTCTCGCGTCATGGATGTGCAGGATCAAAACGAAGAAACCGGCACTATCACTGTCGCAACTCAGGATCACGTCGATATGCGTTTTAACTCGGCGGAGCTGGCTTTGTCGATTGACGAAATCAGCCGCCGTTATATTGAGCCTGCCGTCTCGACGCTTATCTCTGGTATCGAGGCTGACTATCTTGCCTACGCAACCAAATCCACCTATCAGGTGGCTGGCACTGCTGGCACTGCTGTCAATTCGCTTGTCGCTCCCGGCGCTGCCCGCGCAAAACTGAACCAACAACTTGCCCCTAAAGACAATCGAAACATCCAGATGGATTCGGTGACGATGGGCGGTCTTGTCAATGGCATGGCGGCTTATTTCAACCCCTCTAGCGCGATTGGCGATCAGTACAAGGAGGGCTTGATTGCCCGCACCTCGATGGCTGATTACTACGAAAACGAACGAGTCTGGACGCTGCCGAACTCTTCGGACGTTGCTGGCGAAATCAACGGCGGTACGCTGACCTCCGGTATCTCGACGCTTACCGTCGATGGCTTTACCGCCGCGCCGGTTGCTGGCATGGTCTTTACGGTTGAAGGCATCTATGACGTACATCCCGAAACCAAAGTTGCTTACTCGCACCTGAAACAGTTTGTCGTGACCTCGGCTACGGCTACTAGCATTTCCTTCAGCCCCGCGATGATCTTCAGCACGAGCAACCCGCGCCAGAACTGCTCCGGTACGCCTGTCGATAACGCAGATATTACCTTTGTCGGCGCGGCCTCTACCAACTACATCCAGCCCTTGATGTACCACAAAGAAGCGTTCCAGTTCGTGACCGCCGACCTCCCCTTGATGGATGACGCGCACAAGTGCGTTCGCCGGAATCAAGACGGTCTGTCAATGCGTGTATGGCAAGCATCCGACATTCGCAACGATGAATTGCTGATGCGTATCGACATTCTGTACGGCTTCGCTGCACTTCGCCCCGAATGGGCTTGTCGCTTGATCGGTTCGGCAGGCTAATTAACTAATTAACGAAAGGAAATATCATGGCAATTTCAGCAGATTTGGAACGAGTAAGCTACGGAGGCCCGTCGGGCTGTATCGCAACCGGCCAGCATCGCCAAGTGATTCAAAGTGTAGGCGCTACCCGCACATTGTTGGCCGAAGAATCTGGCGCGCTGTGTTTGTTTGACCGTGCCGCAGGGAATGTCTATACCCTGCCCGCCCCGGTTGAAGGTATGCAATTTGAGTTCAGCTCTACCGTTCTGGTGACCTCAAATGCTTACAAGGTAATCACTAACTCCGCAAGCGTGTTCCTTGTCGGTTCGCTGACAGGCGGCTCTTTGACTGTTGCCGATGCTGGCGACGTGTTCCAAGGCGACGGTACCACGCATGTGGCTGTGACGATGAACGGCTCTACCACTGGCGGCTTGGTCGGCGGCTCTATGAAATTTACGGCAATCAGCTCTACAAAATGGCTGGTTGAAGGTGATTTCGTGGCCTCTGGCACTGTCGCTACGCCGTTCGCAACGTCTTAATATTTCCACGCTTGGCCCCTCTTGGAGATTCTGAGAGGGGCTTTTTTAAGGGATAGAAACATGATGATCCGACTTATCCACGCTGAGCATGGGCGGCACATTGCGGCCACATCGCTAGAGGCGGAAGAGTGCAAGAAAAACGGATGGGTTGAGGTTGATTGCTGGCCGGAAAAGAGGGATTTGCCAGAAGAGGCAGCTTTGCCATCAGATGTGCAAGAGGTTGAGCGAGTCAAGCGCCCCTATAATCGTAAGGTGAAATAATGACCACGGCCATTAGCTTAATCAATCGCGCCTACTCTTTAATTGGAGTTCTGGCAGAAGGCGAAGCGCTTACCGGAGAGCAGGCCATTAGTGGGCTTGAAACCCTAAATGCTTTGCTGGATGAATGGCGGCTTGAGCGATTGATGTGCTATGCGCTGCAACGTGAGCAGTTTTCGCTTGTTGCAAATCAGGCTTCTTACACGATTGGCTCGTCTGCAAACTTTAATACGACTCGCCCCGTAGAGGTAAGCGGGTGCTATGTGAGAGACGGCGGCATTGATTACCCCGTAAGACAGATGGGCGCTGAAGCCTATCGCCGAATCCCGGACAAGACTACGTCGACAAATTACCCTGAGTATTTCTACTACGAGCCAAACATGCCGCTCGGCACGGTTTATTTCTGGCCTGTTCCATCAAGTGCCTTAAATGTTTATTTAGAGACACAGCGGGTAATCACTGAGTTTGCAACAACAAGCACGGACATTGAACTCGCGCCGGGTTATGAAAACGCGATTATCTATAATCTAGCAATTGATCTAAGCGACGCTAACGACCGGAAACTCACCGAAACCATTGTTGCAAGGGCGCGCATTACAAAGCAAAAGATTAAACGGCAAAACGCCTCGGCTATCCGAAAAGATAATGAAGTTGCCGCAATGCTGCGAGGAAATCGTTCTAGCTACTATCGGATTGTGGGCGGGATATGAAATCGCCGATTTTAGGGCAGGCATATGCTGCAAGGTCTAAAACCTTTGCCTGTGATCGGATGGTTAATTTCTATCCTGAGAGAGCGCCATCAGATTCGAAAGAGGCCGCAGCTTTATATGGCACACCGGGGCTTAGCTTATTGGAACAAGGGCCATCTGGCGAGGTTCGTGCAATATATGTGACCTCTACCGATATTTGCCTAGTCGTAATAGGTAATACTGTATATACTTACAGTGCTGGCACCCTCACGTCTATAGGGACAATAAATACGTCTGCTGGGCGTGTTTGCATTCGAGATAACGGGCTGGAGGCTATTATTGTCGATGGATCAAACGGCTACCTAACCCCGCTTTCTGCTCCTGCTGTATCTGTTATCACGGACGTCGATTTCCCGAACGGCGCAACAAACGTTGCGTACATCGACACGTATTTCATTGCAGCAATCCCCGGATCGCAAGAGTATCAAATCAGTGGGCAGCTTGATGGCTCGACATGGGATTCTTTGGATTTTGCATCAGCCGAGGGTAATCCAGACCCTCTGGTGTCGCTGATTGAAGTAAATCGCCAGCTTGCTTTGTTCGGCCCCGGCTCGACTGAGTTTGCAACAAATTCCGGCGACGCAGACCTTCCATTTACTCGCATCCCCGGCGCTTATATAGAGCAAGGCTGCTTAGCTGCATACAGTGTTGCGGTAATGGACAACACTGTATTTTGGCTGGGGAAAAACGACAACGGTGCCGGTACGGTATTCAGGGCAAGCGGCTACACGCCCATCAGGATTAGCACCCACGCTATTGAGTATGCGATTGCATCCTATGCAACGGTGGAGGATGCGTTTGCGATCACTTACCAAGACGAGGGGCATGCCTTCTACTGCCTAGTCTTCCCGACCGAGGGTAAAACTTGGTGCTACGACGTCGTGACAGGCGCATGGCACGAGCGTGCATCGTTTGAAAATGGCGAGTTCGTGCGCTGGCGCGTCAATTGCCACGCCTACTTTGAGGGAAAGCATATTGTTGGAGATTATCAAAACGGCAGGCTGTATGAAATGTCTTTGGATTTCTTCGACGAGGCCGGGCAGCCACTAAAAAGCCTTCGCTCTTGGCGGCATCAGAATAATGAGAAGAAGCGGGTATTTTATTCGTGCTTAGAGCTTGACTGCGAAACGGGCATCGGGCTTGATGGAAGCGTACAAGGATCTGACCCTCAGTGGGTGCTTAGATTCTCAAATGACGGCGGTTTCACTTGGTCAAATGAAAAGTGGAAGTCTGCCGGAAAGATCGGGGAGTATTCCTCCCGCGTTCGCTGGTGGCGTCTTGGGGAAGCACGAGACAGGGTTTGGGAGGTGTCTATTACTGATCCCGTGAAGCGCTGCATTGTCGGCGCTTATGCAGACGTGAAGGCTAGTACAGAGTAATGTCAGACATCAGCATACCCCGCGACCGGCTTGGAACAATTCAGCCGGATGGAAGCGTCTTGGTTTCAAAGTCTTGGCTTCGTTTTTTTATGCAGCTTACCGGCGCAGTCAATTCACTAGGCGGCACATCCTTATATGGAGAGCAAATCCCGTTAGGCCTTCTTTATGCATCGGATGACGCAAGCCATGACGACGCAAGCTTTGCTGACGCAAGCCCTTTATTTATACCGCAAGAATTTATAGACAAAGAAAGCGTCATTGAAATAAAGGCTGAGGCCGCTCAATCAGAAGCGGCTTTTTTTATGCCTGTTTCGGATGTTAATTCAGAAGTTAAAGCGCAGCCCGTATCTGTTTCGCCGGGGGTTAGTCCTGCAACGATTACAGCAAGTAGAAATGGCTGGTACATCGTCTCAGCCGGTACTGTTTCTGCGCTTGATTATTCCCGCGCGGGGGGAAGTTTTATTTCACTAGGCGTCTCGGCAGGCATGTTCCCCGTGTCTTCTGGCGACGCAATCAAGATCACTTATACGGTTGTTCCCACCGTGTATTTTGTACCGAGGTAAATAACATGGCTACTCGATTAAAACGCGGCATTGCAGGCTCACAGCTAACAACGTCCGCCGCGACGTATTACACGGCCCCTGCCAATACTTCTGTTCAGATTATTGGTATTCGCCTGACTAATACATCTGCAAGTAATATCACTGCGACTGTTTATTTAATCGCATCCGGCGGGTCTGCCTCGGCAAGTAACACGGTTATTTCTGCCCGAACCTTAGCGCCGGGAGAAACATATAACTGCCCTGAGCTAACCGGGCAAGTTCTAGAGGCTGGCGGGTTTTTGCAGGCGCTTGCCAGTTCGAACGCATCAATCTCTATTTCCGGCTCCGTTGTGGAGGTAACAAATGGCTGACTTTGATTGGGGGGGCGCATTAGGCGGACTTGCTCAATTGGGCGGGGCTGTGCTGGCGAATAACCAAAACCAACGCGCAATTGATCGGGCGACCGGCATTCAGCGGGATTCAACGCAGCAGGCTCAACAGTATTTGCAAGAGCAGCAGGCCAAAGCTAATGCAATGATGGCCCCGTATCAAGCCCTTGGCGGTTATGCAACTACCAAGCTACTGTCTGGCAACGTCATGGACGAACCGGGCTACCAATTCACGCAAAGCGAAGGCGAAAAGGCTATCAATCGTGCCGCTGCCGCTAGAGGCGGATTCGGATCCGGTAAGCGGCTAAAAGACCTTGTGCGATTCAATCAAGACAACGCAACTCGCGGATACAACAACAGCTACAACCGATTGGCGGGCATGGCTAACCTTGGCCTAGGCTCGACCAATTCCCTTATGAGCAACAACTCTAACGTGGCCAGCGGCCTAGGGAATCTTGCCTCTGCCTTTGGTAATGCAAACGCAGCCGGAACGTTGCAGGGGGCCAATAGCACGAACAACCTATTGGGTACGGGTCTTGGGCTGGTTGGTAATTTCCTCGGCAGCAAGAGCAGTAACGGCAAGACCAATGGGCAGAACGCCCTAGACGGCATCAGCTCTTTGTGGGGGTCAATGTTTGGCGGGGGAAGCTCTAGCAGTAATAACGACGCCTATAACAATTGGCAAAACTACGGCAGCTCTAGCTATCAGCCCTATACTGATAACAGTGTTGGCGATTCTTCAATATGGTCTGGAACTGGCGGCTATCAAGGATACGGCACAGGTAACGTAGATTACAACCCGTACGAGTGGAACGAGGGGCCATAATGCGTACCTTGGCAGACTTGATCCGCATAAAGGGCGCGATTAACTCAAAGGGCGGGCAGGACACTATCACCGCTCACATTAACCCGCAAGAGGCCATGCTGCTGAAAATGCTTGGCGGCTCAGGGCGGGTCGATCCTGATACCGGCTTCCTGCATTTTGAAGATAGCGGTGAAGGTTATGACGGAGGGCTTGATGGATCAGACCCTGACGATTCCAGCCCTAGCGGGCCAAGCGATCAAGGCCCGGGGGATGTTGATGGCGGTCTTGATGGAGCAGACCCAGACGACCCCGGCCCGAATGATCCTTCCCCAGCCGATCCTGACGGGTATAACGCGAACCCCTCTCCCGCCCCATCTGATCTTGCTCAGCCCGGTCTTGATTTAAGCATTCCCGACGATCCTGTTACCGTCACTTCGCTGACTCCCGCAGAAATAACTGGATACACACAATCAGGCGCGCCCGGATCGCAAGGCACCGGTGGCTGGGGTTCGATTGGCAATGAGAACAATCTGGGCGGTGTTGATGCTCCGGGTGCTGGCATGTCTGGTTTTACATGGGGCGGCTTATTCTCTCCACCCGAAGAGGACAAAGAAAACCAGATCGCCATATCAAGAACGGTCGGCCAGCAGCCGGGTTTGTGGGGTGTCGAGGGTTTTGTCCATGGCGCACAGCCCACAACAGGGCTGACAGGCTTGATAAACTCGCTTATCAATGGCCGAAACTCTCCAGAACAAGCAGGCAAAGGCTGGCAGGTAGCCCAGCAAATAGAAAACGTAGTCGCTCCAACTGCCTTGGCTGCGATCAATCCAGCGCTTGCAGGCCTGTACTCGATTGGCCGAGGTGTTGAGCAGGGTAGAGCTGGCCCCGCAGTAGGGTATGGCTTAAACGCAGCATTCGGCCCCGCCACAAGTCTTGCCGGTATGCTTGGCAGAAGTTTTGTTGCAAACTTTGTCGATACGCTAGACCCGACGCAAGCCGCGATCAATTCGGCGCTTGGATATGGGCGCGGTCAAGTGGGAAATCTTGGCGCTCAGATTGGATTCGACGCCCTTGGCCCAGCAGGTGCGCAGCTTGGCGGAAACCTCGGCGCTCTCGGGTTTAATGCAGCAGCAAATGCCGTGGCCAGCGCAGCCAATTCACCGGGGGGCGGGCAGTCGGCAGGGGGGCAGTCAGACGGAGAAGGAGGCGGCACTGGAGACGGGCAGTCAGAAAGCATCAGCGGAATGGTTGCCTCTGTGCTTGGCGATAGCATGGTATCTAATCACGCGGTGCGAACCCCTGTAAGCGTTGCAGGCATTCCAGCGGGGATGTCTATCCCGTCTCAAGCAAGGCAAGGGCAAATGGTCAATGCAATGTTTGACGGCTCTTTGCCAATTCTGGACATACCCGACTACATGCCGACCGCACAACCGAACGTAAGGCCTCAGCCTATTGGCTCATCCTTCGCCCAGCCAAGCTTCGCCCCGCAGGGCTTCGCCCAGCGCAGACAATTATCAGATTTACTCAGGAGATAAAATGCCAGCAGAATCCTCTATCTACGGGCTTGTTGATACACAAGCACCCGCTAGGCTCTCTAGCTTGCTCGACCCGATGAATGCCAAGATTCGCCAAGCAAAGCAGATGGAGCTTGACGACCAAATGTCGACGATGCAGGACAAGATGGCATTGCGTGACCTATTAAAAACATCTGGCACTCGTGACCCCGAACAATTGGCGCAGATGGCCTATGAAAAAGGCCTTTACGGCGCAGGTCAGGATTTCAGCAAGCAGGCGCAAGCAGTAAAGCAAGCGTCTTTGCAAGAGCAAAAGAATAAGCTCGACATGGCAAACGCTCAACTTGCGTATAGAAAAAACGCACAAGAGCTTGCATCTTCTGGCGCTGGGCTTATCTTCGCCAATCCAACCGATGAAAACATGAAGAAATTGCTTTTGTCGCAAGGCGTACCAGAAAATGAAGTTCCTGAAATACTGGAGCGCCAAATCCCTAAAGATATACTAGGACGCCAGCGCTTTATGGTGGCTGCCTTCTCTGACTGGAAGAGCAGGTCAGAGCAGATGAACCCCAAACAGTCTTCGCCTACAGAACTATCTCGGCTCATCGCAGAGCGCGAAGCGGCGGCAAAGGCAGGTAATGCGCAGGCTGTACGCATGTACGATTCTGCGATCAATAAGGCTACGACTCACGCGCCAAACCAAGCAGCCATACAAGTGCCTTTGCAATACCTGCAAACAGATCAGGGGTATGTCGCCGCACCAACTCGCATGACACCCGGCCAGCAAGTAACGCCGCAGCCTGTCATGGTTGATGGTAAGCAGGTAAAGCCTGTGGGCGCAGCGGGCACTGGAAAATTGCCAGCAGAGATACAGCGCATGAACATTGCAATGCGATCGCTCCAGACTGGTCTTGATGCTTACGAGAATGCCTTAACAAAATTTGACCCGAGATCATCCGACCAGATAAACCCGACCAAACGGGCGGCGATGGAATCTCTGCGATCCAGTCTTTTGAACCAAGCAAAAGAGGCCGATGCTCTTGGCGCTCTTACCGGCCCCGACTTAAAGCTGATGAATGACCTCCTCGGCGATCCTGCATCATTTATGGGGGCGGTGTATGGCAAAGGCGGGATGAAAGCAAAGATAACAGAGGCCAGAAATGCGCTGGAGCGCAGGAAGCAAGCGCTAAGAGATCAGTACGGGGATACTGCCGCGCCTAGTGCCGCGCCTAATGCAGCCCCCAACGTGGATACCTTTGTTCAGGACTCGGCTCGACGCGTAAGCGAAGAAAGGAAAAGAACAAATCAATCTTCCCCGTCTGTTTCTAACTGGTAACTATCATGCCCAGAAATATCACAGTCACTTTTGATGACGGGTCTCAGCACGTCTATAACAATGCGCCCGACGACATTACTCCTGATGCGGCTATTGCCAGGGCATCAAAGGATTTTGGCAAGGCAGTGAAGTCGATTGATGGTGGTCGCGCCGGGATGGCGGATACGTCACAGCCTGTTAGTCAAAAGGCGTCTTTGCCTAAAGACGTTGATGGACAAAGTAAACAAGCTGTAGATGATGTTTTTTCTTCTGTGCTTAATGACGCAATCAAGGCAGAGAAAGACGCGTTATCTGGCGCGCTTAGAGGCGTGGCCGGAATTGGCTCCACCCTCATGTGGCCTATTGACAAATTGACTGACGCTATAAAGGGAGACCGAAGCCAGACTTTATCAGGGGCCATTACTGGGCGGCAGCCATTAAGCAGAAATGAAGAGCGTCGAAAAGCTATTGAGTATGCCATTCAGTACGGCCTTGGCGCAGATCCTGAGTCTGGTTTTTATCGCGCAGGAAAGCTTGCTTCAGAATTGGCAGGAACCGCTGGAGCTGGGGGGGTGGCTGCAAATACGATAAGAGCTGCAGCCCCTATTTTTGCATCGTCAAAGCTAGGAAGCGGGCTCCTCTCCGCACTGGAGACTAGCGGCGCTCGTGGCGGGAATTTGGCAACAAGAACTATCGGCGGCGCGGCATCTGGCGGAATCCAAGCCGCCGCGATTGATCCAGAATCGGCAAAGGCAGGCGCGCTGGTTGGGATGCTTAGCCCGTCGTTCATGAAGCTGGCGGGCGTAAGTGGTGATTTTGTCGCAAATCTTATTAGGCCATTTTACAAGAGCGGGCAAGAGAAAATTGTATCGGATGTGTTAAACAGATTTGCAAGCGATCCGAAAAGAGCAATTGCCGAACTGCAAAAAGCTCAAGAATTGATCCCCGGATCAAGGCCGATAGCGGCGGCTGCCGCTGGCGACGTTGGGCTGTCAGGATTAACTCGCGCCATGCAGAACACTCCTGATTTTGCCGCTGAAATGGCAATGCGGCAAGCGCAGCAAAACGCGGCTAGAACTCAGTCGCTTGAGTCGGTGGCAGGTAATTCAGGCAAGATAAGTGCGGCAAAAGCTGAAAGAGATGCGGCGACTGGAGCCATGCGAGAAGGCGCTTTATCTCGCGCCGGAAAAATGGATGCCATGCCGATTTTGCAGCAACTTGACACCCTTTTGTCGAATCCAAATAACGCAGGCCAAACGGCGCAGATTGCCTTGAAGCGGATGCGCGATCAGGTTGCCAGTACAGCCAAGGAAGGGAAGATTGACGCAAGGGCGCTGTATGAGATTAGAAAAGATGCAGGACTCGCTATGCAAGGAAAATTGCAGGGAGATGCGTCTAATCTTCGTTATGCAAAAGGCCAGCTAGGAGAAGTGCAAAACATTTTTGACGATGCTATTGAGCGCGCTTCTGCGGGCGGAGGGAAAGCCGTTATTCCCAGCTCACAGCCTAGCGGTGGATGGAAAGAGTATTTATCAAAATACTCTGAAGCATCAAAGCCTATCAACCAGATGGAAGTCTTAAGAGATGTTATGTCGCGCATTCAGACTGGAACCTCTGACGCGCAAGGAAACCTTATCCTTTCCCCGGCAAAACTAAACAACATACTTAAAATAGAAGGCGCTGAGCTGCAAAAGATTTTAACTAAAGAGCAATTCCAGCTTTTGAGAAATCTATCGACCGACCTTAACGGCAACTCTGTAGGATTAAATGCTGGCCGATCTGTTGGAAGTAATACCGTGCAAAACTTAGCGGGAGACAACCTTTTGCAAAGTACGCTTGGTAATCTGGTCGGCGGCTCTACTGCTGCAAAAACTACGCTGGGAAGTCTGCTTAAGGTGCCTTATGTTAGAGCAAATCAAGACATCCAAGATGTTTTGGGAAGCGCCCTGTTAGATCCGGCGTATGCATCCAAACTATTGTCTATGGCGCAACAATCGGGCGCGCGTGGGAATACATTGAAATCCCTTATTTATCGTTCTGCTCCTGCTCTTCCAGCGAGTTCCCAGTAACAAGTCTAAAGACAAAGTGACATACAAACACGATTGCTCCAGAAATTCCAAGAATCCATAGTTTAGCTTCAATAAAGTCGTTCATTTAACCCCGCCTCCGTGCGGGTCTTTGTTTATCTCTTAATGGAGTTTACCTCATGGCCGGTCTTGCATGCCTACGACAGCAGTATTTAGCCAGTACCGTATCGTTTCTCGCTGGCGGGAAACTTTACTCTTATGCCGCCGGGACTACAACCCCGCTGGCAACCTATACCGATTCGACAGGGGTAACGCCTAACGCCAATCCTCAAATACTTGACGCATACGGCGCGGCAAACACTTGGCTAACGCCCGGAGTTGGCTACAAGTTTGTGATGAAAGACGCCACAGATCAAACGCTATGGACAATCGACAACATCAAGATTGTTGATCCTGACCTAGACGGGACGGACGGGGCTGGCAATGTTGGTTACGACGCATCTTTGACCTACCCGGCTGATAGCGTGGGCGAAGCCCTGCAAAACGCATCAAGATACGAGTTTCGAGACATTGGGGCAGGCGCTACCGGAACTCTGACAGTTCCGGCTTGGGCCAAGCTGATGATTATGTACATGACTGGCGCAGGCGGTGGCGGTGGTGGTGGAAACGATCACTATGCAGGCGGAGGCGGCGGTAGCGGGAATCATGCGATGTGGGCTTTCACAGGCGATACGCTGGCCGGGAAAGTGCTAACTTACTCTTGCGGAACAGCAGGCGCTCCGGGTGCCTACAATGCAACGACCGGCACCAACGGCGGTCAAGGAACGCAGACAAGCATGGTGTGGCCGAACGCTTGGACGCAAATTGCAGGTGGCGGCGAAGGCGGTATTGGCGGCACCGGAACGCCTACGTCTGGATATATTTCAGGGCAAGGTGGGCGCGGGGGGAATACGGCTGAGACCGGCTCAGTCCCTGCTGGCATCTCCTACGGTCAATTTAACCTATCATCGGCGATTGGGCAATCGGCACAAATCAGGAAGTTTTCTGGCACATGGACGCCAGTTCTTACTTTTACGACGCCGGGCGATGTTGCTGTCACTTACGCAACGCAGCTAGGCACCTACGAAATAGACGGAGATATTCTCACAGCTTGGTTTCAAGTGCAGACAAGCTCTTTTACATTCACGACTGCTTCAGGGAATATGATTTTATCCGGCCTCCCTATTGCTCCCACCGGATCAAATCGCAACCAAGGCCCGCTGGTATTCTCGGGGATCAACAAGGCCAGTTACACACAAGTACAGACAGATATCAATGCCACATCTACTGACATAGGTTTTTTTGCGTCAGGCATGGGTCAGGTCATCTCCTCTATCACTCCCGGCGGCGGAGTAACGTCTGCCACAAACGTAAGCCTACGCGGCTCGGTGTCTTACCAAGTGGCTGGCGGTAGCGGATCAGTAGGCGGGTGGGGTGCGAAGCAAGGCGATATCGGCGGCGGCGGAAAAGGAGGCAATCCGGGCGCTGGAGGCGGTACTGGTACTGACGAGGCTCAGGGCGGCTACATCCATATAGAGTTCTACGGATAACAAATCTATGGACTGGAAATCACTTGTAAAAACGGTCGCCCCGTGGATAGGGACGGCGCTTGGCTCACCGCTTGGAGGTATGGCGGTGAGTGCTATTTGTGACGCGCTAGGGATTGACGACAAGACAGAAGAGGGCGTGCGCGCTGCGCTCAGTGGCGCAACACCCGATCAGCTTTTAGCGCTTAAAAAAGCAGATCAGGACTTTGCGCTACGCATGCAAGAACTAGGCTTTGCCAATCAGGAAAAACTAGCGTCTCTCGACGTCGAAAACACAAAAGACGCTCGCGGCATGCAGATTGCAACGCAAAGCAAGATACCCGGCACGCTGGCCATACTCATCACCATCGGTTTTTTTGGCATCCTGATCGGCATGCTGGGCGGCTGGCTCAAGGCGTCAGACAATCAGGCGCTACTTATCATGCTGGGTGCCTTGGGTGCGGCATGGGGTGCCGTGGTGAATTATTACTACGGCTCAAGCGCAGGGAGCGATGCCAAGACTAGGATTCTGGCTGGGAAATCCTGATGTACTAACCCCCCGCCGTTTTAGTTTTGTTGGTTTTCTGTTTTTTAACCAATTTGACGGATTGTTTTTGCTCGGAAAACTCGACGCCAAGGTGTTCAGCGAGTAGGCTTACAGCGTCACTCAGCTCGACAGACGGCCACTGAATTCCGCAGCCAAAGTAGACTGGCGGGAATTTATCGACGTAAATCTTAAACCTCTCTTCAGTGCGTATTTTTTGCTTTCTTCCCTCATGCTCAAGCTCCGAAACCATCTTCTCAAGCTCCGAAACCCTCTTCTCAAGCTGTTCTATTCGTTTATTCCCAAACATTTTTGCCCTCGCGTTTAAAAAATTAAGGATTCACTACCTCATAAAAATGCTTTTGAAACATGATATGCCACCTATCTTTTGGGGCTGCCCACTCATAAAGCCCTGACTTTTTATTGAGCAATACCACATAATCGCCGTCCGAAAACTCAAGCCGCGCATGATCTCTAGCAGCTTCCGGCGAAACAAAACCAGAAACGTGGTGTACGCGGGTCTTTTCTGACTCGTCTTTTTTTATTATGCCGCGTTCAATGATCTTTTCCTTGGCATTCCAAAGGGCGTCATACGCCTCATCAGATTCTGATAGCTTTGCCAATTCGTTCAAAAGGCTTGCGCATTCAAATCTTTCTCTTTCGGCACCTATTTTCATCCATGTTTTTTCGCTATCAGAATAGCGAAACGCTCCTGTATCTTCTTTGCTTAAGAAAATTTTTTTAAGCCATCGGATCATGTCAGCATCTTTCAATGCTAGGAGTTACTGTAAATACCCTCTCGCCAGACTCGGCAAGCACTGCAATTCTCATCGGATGGCATATAGTTGCCTCAAGTCTCGGCAGGTAATCTAACTCAAAAATAAGGATTTCCTCACCGCCTGAAGTGCCGCCTACTTTACCGGCAATGATCGGATATTCGGAACCATCCGAATGCTGAATTGCCGTGCTGTAAAGATATTTACCTTTTCCTAGCAAGACTTCCTTTGCTGCTTCAAAACATTTCTTGCAGTAGATGTACTCTGTAACAAAAGATCCTCTCTCACTCATGTTTCACCATTTTCTCGCGTTTAAATGAGTTTTTGCAATAGGCTGGCAATAGCCCTCTGTATCGCATCAGCGACTTTTTATCTGGCGCAACAGATGCACCATCATTGCCAGAACACTCGGTAATCAACGCGTCAAGCGCTAACGTCATTTCCCTTAGAGAAAGTTCTAATATTTCCACATCGTTTGTTTTTTTCACTTTCCCACTAAAATCTATCTCTCTGTAGAGCATCGCGTCGGCACACAATTCAGGGAGCTGCTCAAGCAACAAAGCTATCCATTCTCTGTAAAAGCGCGATCCATGAATCTCGGCATAGCCGGACGGCCACTGCACAAGCGCACAGTTTGGGTCATCCCACTCGCGGTTCCAACGCGCCTTATGCATAACTATTTTATCAACAGGAGATTGGGCGTCTAGCGCCTTCTTACTCACACTTCACCCTCCCCGGAAAGTTTTTGTGCAGCAGCAAATAAAAGCCCGTCGACGATATTTTCGTTCATTTCCTCTATTTCTGTTTTGCACGCATCCATTACCTTTTTGCCAAAAAGAAAGAACCTTTCTTCTTCGTCCAAATCAATTGAGCCATAGTTTTGGCAAAAATGCTCTGCCAAAAGGAACAGCTTGTCGTTTGTCATCCCATGACCCTCTGAAAAGTATCAACCACCTTCCCGCCGCCTTTGCTCAAAACCCAATCCAGAGAATATTTGTCAATATCAGTCTTAACCCCGTTATCGTAAACGGCAACGGCTTGATTCTGTTTTATTCCGCTAGGGAATAATATAGTCACATATTCAATTGTTTTTATATGTGGCGGGTTACAGTCGGGAGTGCCTTTTTCATACCAAGCCCAGTATAGTTTTTTATCTACCCAAGTCATGACAGCCCCTTCGATTGCGCGTCTCGCCAATACTTCTTTACGGCCTCTTGGTACATTTCTATTTTTTCCTGATCCGTCCTCACCCGGCCAAAGCGAAAAACGCTATGCAGGTGGATGTGCTGGATGATCGCACCCTGCATGGGCGGCAGGTCTTGGATCACTTGCCAGCTTATCCTCGCGGCCTCAGAATCAGCATCGTCACACATGATCTCAAAGTAGTCCTCGCCTACTACTTTGGCTGTTTGTAGCCCAGCGCTCTTCGATGGGTAGCCTAGCCTTGTGTCTGACGAACGCATCCATCTAGCCCAATTGTTTAAATGCCACTCTGCAATTCTTGGGGTGTCTGCAATGATTGTAAAATCCATTTTTACCCTTTTAGGTTATGGCACCAGCCCAAGAATAGGGGATTTGCTTGCATCCTTGATTGTCAGAGCTTGGCCTCGTGGCGCATCGGTGAAGGATATGTGCGCATAGCCAGACCGGCACCCGGCAGCGGCTAGGCGGTACTGAGGCGGGATAAGATCGGCAATCATGCCAGTGCCGCCTTGATCTTGGTGTAGCGTTCTCGACGCTGCACAGCCTCCAGCATGCCGGGGCCGTTTATTCGTCGCGTAATGCGCTCAAACAGCCCTGCGTCGGCCAGCTCGTTCAAGCCGTTCGACTGCCAGAACCACGCAGCCGACATAGCAGCATGGTCGGGGCGCCCCAACAATTCTGGGCTGGATAACAGATCAAGCCCGAGAGCCTTTCCGCACAGATCGTAATTGCGCCGGCCAGTGACTTGGATCAGCCCTCGCCCACAGAACCGCCGCCCGTCACCCGGCTGAGTATTCCCAAGGCTGGCGCTCCCCTCGTACTTAACCTGCCACTTAGTCGGCCCCCAAATCTCGCGGACGTAGGCAAGGCGTCCAGATTCAACCATGATCTGTGCCAGAAATGCCGATATCCTGTCAGGAGTGTTGATTTCAAAGCGATCCATCGCAGCGCTTAGCGGCGCAGCCCACTTCGCGGCTCTTGTAGCTCCGCACCCGGTCAGTCTGTCCAGCTCTTCGGCAGTCATTGAATATCCTCTGGTAGATTCGACCGCAAGTATTTGCTGGCTGTCATCTCGGCAAGAGTGAAATTTTCGGTTAGTCGCATCGTTCCCGCCGATAGGTTAGGCTTTGATTTTATCACTTTACCAAAGTCTATTACCTTGATTTCCTAAGTTTTTTTATGATTCTAGCCTTCTTCAAAAAAATACCGTGAAGCCTTAAAAGGTATTCCCTTGTCCATTTTATGGAACCATTGTTATTCAGTATCGCATCGACCCTATCCCTTCCAATCTTTGCAACCAAAGCAGCTTCATAGGCTTCACGGTTTGACCCTTTCCACTTGTTGCAATACTTGCATTGCTTCCAAATGTTGAGCGTGTAGTAACGCAAGTGATCTGCCGCCGCCCGGCTTCTGAAGTGGCCGGCATCATACGATCCGCCAACTCTTTGCGCAAACTCACCGCCACAAGATATGCAAGGCTTGTCCGCATCCCTCAGCCTTATATAAGCATGACACGACCTCTCGACAAACTTTTTAAGCTGCGGGATTGTCTTCATCGCATCAAGTTTTTCTTTGCACTCCTTGCGCTCCTCCCTCTCCTGCTTTGCGCGCTCTTTGTCTCCCTTGCTTTGTCCGTAGGCAATGGCGCAGGCCATGCTGCATGCGGTTTGCATTGGCCGGATCGGGCTAAATGGCACCTTGCATATCCGACACCTCTTTTGCTTCGTCATACGGGCTTACCCTAATAAAATGTCGCAAAACTCGCCTTGCAGTGTTGTTATTGGACACTTTGGGGTCTACTTCTCGTTATGCGTCAAGGTTGTTCTGGTAAATACGCCCAGTGCGTAATGTCCATATCGTCCGCATCACCCATTGGCAAAATCCACTTCCCCGGCGACGATTTGCCTCCGATGGTGTGCCGCCACGCGTTCCAGCCGACGTGCTCTTCTCCGTATTTCGCGTCAAAAATTAAAACGCGCTCATTGTCTTCGGGGTAACGCTGAGTAGTTGAAACCCATTCCATGCTTATCTCCAAAATTACGCCTAACAATTCGGTCAAACGGACGCCCCTTGCGGGGTTCGTTCGCTACGCTCACCGCCGCTTACCTCAAGCGTTAGAAGGCGGCGGCGGCATGGGCATCCAGTGCGTGACGTGAAATTCCTCTTTCATCACATCGCGGCACCATTTCTTGCCTGTCCAAAATGCCGTGATCGGCCACGGCACATCAGGCCGACCAACGATGCACGACTCATACTCTTGCGGCATCCGCTCGGTGCAGGCAACCCAATTCATTTCCATCACGAACCCCCTTCTAACACGTCATTCGAGAGGGACGCTTCGCCTAACGGCTTCGCGCCCCTCAATTCGGCGTTAGATGCCACACTCTTTTGTCGCGCCCGGTATTCCTTCGCGTACTCGCGCATGTGATCGCGGTTCTTTGCGCGCCATGCCGCATTCTGCTTTTCCTTCCGTCGCGCCCGATCAATCAGCAGCCCAAGCACTGCGTGGAATTGATCTTTTGAGAAACCCAGCGCCTGCGCATCCTCCACGGCTCGAAAGTACATCGCCAGCGCCTCTGGCGATTTACGGGCGACACAAGAGCCAAGCCCCTTCCCCAATTTCTCACGCGGGGCGTTCCGAAAATACGCGGCACCGATGTCCAGCAACTTTTGACGCGGCGTCTTTTCACGCACGCGCACAGGCTTTACCGGCTTCGCCACTTTTGCCTTCTGCAACTGCTCCAAAATCGTCAGCATTTGTTCCCCCGGCATCTAACCTGTCATTCCAGCGAACGCCTATCGGCGTCGCTGAATTTATCGTTAGGCGGCAAATCGGGGAAAGGCCGCGTAAATGAGAACCCTAGTTCTCTGCATTTTCTACGTCCTGCTTCAAAAACGCCTCGTGAAAAGCTGCTCTTATACGGGTTTCCAGAGATGCCGCGCGCTTCTGCCTCCCATCCCATGCGGAACGATGACGGGCTTCCCCAGCACAGCCGCGCCAGAGTGGCCCACTGGCCAACATTCATATCAAGCATCTCGTTGTATCCACCATGCGGGCATTCGCTTGGGTGCATAATTTCTCCTTGTTACGCCTAACAGTTCATTGCACCGGACCTGCGCAAAAATCCGCGCAGGCCGTTGAATTCAGGCGTTATGCCGCACCCGTCTGATCCATCATCACCGTGCGGGCCAGTGCCTCGCACGTTGGGCAGGTGTTAAACGGTGTCTGTGGCGGTGGCGCTGCCTGATCCATCGCCAAGTAAATGCGCTCCAGCAAGCTGGAAGAAAGAACGAAGTCGCCTTTCGCCAGCATCACGTCATGCGCAGCGCCGATCATTTCTCGGGTCACAATCGTCACTTGAAATACTCCTTATGTTCTCGCAGCAAGCGCAGCGATCTTTCGTCGTGGTTTTCCCACAACTGCAAGCCTCTGGCACGGAGCATTTCCTCGACTTCGTTCAGGCACTTGCGCCCGAAGTTCGGCCACTTCCTCATTTCGCTCCGGCTGAACATGCATAAGTGGCGCACAGTAAAAGGCGGCTCGATGTCGAATGTTCCAGTTCCAGCGTATGAGGCGAACCCTGCCAGTTCGGCCCGAATGATGTTTGCCGGTCGTGTTGTCATGTCAGCCAAAAACACTTCAAGCGGAAAATCTAGCGGGTGTATCTTGCGCAGTTGTTGGGCCTCCATTTTTTGGAGAGCCTTCAGTTCCGCAATTTCTGTCAGCGTCTGCTCCGGGTCGCCGCATCCGTCGTCGCCAATCCCGAGCGCCTCATCAATCGCTGCCAGCGTGCGCACCGCCTGTTCAAACATGCACTTGTAGTCTGTCATTTACGTTCTCCGTTTCCGCCAGCGGCATAACCCGGCAGTCCAGCGGACGCCGTTCCGGCGCCGCTGACTTTTGCGTTAGATCGCGCACGGATTGCCTCTGCACAATCTTTTGCTTCATGGTTGTAAAAGGATTCGCAAACCTTCGCGCAAGCCTCGCGCTCTTCTACCACGGCAAACAGCTTTTGTTTTTCGATGTTGAAAACGGCGCACCAATACACCGCATAAGCAGCGTACCCAATAAACGCCAATTGAAATATCACATCAAGAAAATGCTTAAACGGCGCACCAAAGATCAATGACTCAGCGGTTGCCTCAAGGACGTTAAACATCACGAAAAACAACATCACAAGAACCGTCGTAAAGATAGGGTTTCCATCGCAAGATTGCGCCAGCCTGAAAGTCATCAATTGCACTTTGTTCACAATTGCCTTTCAAAAAATCTAACAGTCCGGTCAAGCCGACCTTCGGCGGCTTACCTCAATTTATCTCAGCCCCTTGCAACATCGTCAGCCTGATCGACTCGACGATCCGCTCCCATGCTAGATCGCATTTTATCCACTTCGGGCGCTGCAGATACACTAGCGGCATGTGCTGCGCTCCGTCGCCGCCCCATATCGCACATTGCTTACAGACCCCGGCTATCGGGCCGCTAACAGCGTACGTTTCTACTTTCATTTTTTACCTTTCAAATGCCGCCTAACAGGTCGTTCGTTCGGACTCGCTGCGCTCGCCGCTGACCTCCACGTTAGGTGTCAGTTTTCAGTAAATTGACATTACTTTTTTAGTTTCGATCACTTGCGCAACCGTAACATTACATTCATGCTCGCCGCCCTCAAATGCCATTTCGGCAAGCCACTTATCCCGCTGCGCGTTGGCTTCTTCAATCGCGCCAAAATATAAAACCGAGGGGTAATACGGGTTGTCTTTTGTTACTACATACATATAACTCTCCAGTTCAGCAGCCGCCTAACCCTTCAATCCAGCGAACCGGCTTGGCCTGTCGCTGATTTAATCGTTAGGCCACTACGCTACGCCTCACAACGGCGACCATCTTCACGCTGCCGTTGTTAATAGTAATCTCACCAAGACAATGCGAAAATTCCCCTGTGAGTGCGCTTTGCATTGGCGAAGCCAGCATCACCACACGACCAAGCAATTCCGCTAGGGTTGTCTCGAAGCCATCCCCAAGATTGATTGTCTGCTCACACGCATCTTGCGAAAGCTCAAAGTAGTGATCTTCGTCGTCGCTAATGTGCTCAGGGTACGTCAAGCGAAGTACCTCGTGCATTTCAAGGTCATCAAGCGGTCGTGGTGTTTTCATGTCGTTCCTTTCGTCATTGTTTGCATGCCTTTCTTTCCGTGCTGCCTAACATGGCGGTCAAGAGGGACGCTGCGCAAAAAGCCGCGCATCGCCCCTTGCCTAATCGTTAGAAGTCAGCCAGTTGTTACGGAATCCCCGCCACCATGACGCGGTATAGACAAAAGTTAGTGCAAGTATTCCCCATTGCCCAGCCGACCATGCCGAGTAAAACCAGAACGGCTGCCCGCATAGTCCGAAAATACAAGCCCATTTGCGCCACGGCTCACGCTTGTCATTTGCAAGCCAGATCGCAACACACCCAGTTAGAGCAATCGCTATTTGTTCCATTTCCGCCTTTCAGACTTCTAACTTTACAGTCAAGGGGACTGCCAAAAGCTGCGCTTTTGTCATCCCCTTACTTCCACGTTATGGGTCACAACCATTTTGTTGGCGTCAGCAATATGGTCGTCGTAATACAGCGCCTTGTGACACTCGCTTGTGGCATGCATCCCCGGCATACAGCACTCGCCGGGAAATAAGCAGCCAAATTCTGGCGGCTCAAAATCATCATCATCGTCTTGCAAATCAACCGCCTCGCCGCAGTCAATGCAACCGGCGGTCTTGCAAGCAGGAAAAGTACATAGATATGTCATCCT